CATGTAAGATAGTGTATAGTCCAGACAAGCCGCTATCCTGTGGGGCTAAAGTGTGGATAGAAACAGAAGCAGATGTAGAATTAAAATTGTAGAGGAGACTTTAAAATGAAATTACGTGATGATCTAGAAAATAAAATACTTAAATCTGTAATTAAAGAATTACACAGACTTGTTATGTATTCAATAGATAATGGTCAAAATAGTGGACCTGCTTTAGATGGAGATATGTGGATAGATGTGTATGATAAAGTAGATGATGCTACATATTCTGTTAATATATTTTGGGAATATAATGAAAATTATGATGAGACTACATTGAATGTAGTTGCATACCCTACAGAAGAATATGAAGACGAACAAGGTATAGTGGACAAAACGGATGGAGATTGTGTAGTACTTATGGATTAAATTAATTTTTCTCACCAAGTATAGGAGTATAATTATGAGTAGACCTTCACAAGTAGAGGCATCAAGAGAAGATAGATACTATGAGATATGGACAGACCTTGTACAAAATGGTATGTCTGTGTATGAAGCTGATGTTCAAGCAGAAATGCTTTTAGAACAAGAGGAAGAAGAAAGGGATTAGACATGCCAATATGTAATTTTAAAATACCTTGTGAGACTTGTGATGGACAAGGTAAAGTAGCAGTAGGTAATGGTAATGATCCATCTGTTCCAATAGTAGACTGTGATGAATGTAATAGTGGGTGGAGAGCAGTGCAAGAAGAATATGAAGATACTTTAGATGTACTGGATGATTTTCCAGAAGCAGTAAACATTGTTGCTAGTTAGGAGAAATAAAAATGGTTAAATATAAAGTATACGTTAGATGTAATACGGAATACAGAATATATGTCACTGCAAAAGATGAAGATGAAGCACAGAAAATAATTAATAATGTTAAATCAGATTTTACAAAACCTTTAATATCTGATAACCATAAACCTAAAAATGTAGAAAAGATTGTTGAGTCAGAAGATTTTAATATACAAGTAGAGGAGTTGAAGATTGACAAAGAGTTCTAAAGAGGTATATACTTCTGCTAAGATTGCAGAACTAGAAAAGAGATTAAAAAAATTAGAGTACATGATACCAATTATTTATGATTGTCTAACAGAAGGAGAGAAAAATGACAGAGTTAACAGTACATCGCACAGAGGATATTAAAGTTTCAGAATCCCGACATGATTGGGGAAGATGTATCACTGTATCAATAACAAGTGAGGACTATAGTGGACATCCAATGACAACAGATGTAAAACTATTTACTAACGATCCCGATAAATCTTTTCATGATTATATTCCAAAAGAAAAAGTAGAGGCGATAGACTAATGCAATTAGATACAGCTATGTACAATCATCTTCAAAGTTTACAGAAAGAAGTAGAGATATTAAAAAATAAAATTGATCCCAAGATTGGAGGTCAGGGGAATATACACACCACAATCAATACATTAGAGCATAGAATACAGGAGATAATAAATGAAAATATTTGATGTAACATTTGATAATGGTGAAATACATACTATAAAAGTAGATGACTGGAAATCTGTTACAGAATCAGTAATAGAATCATTAAAAAAGATAGATAATTCTGGTCTATACGAACCTTGGACTGTCATGAGTATCATACAAAGGAGAGAGGAAGATGGCGAAACTATTTAAACACTCTTCAACTTTAAGACAAGATGTGTTACTATTATTTGATGAAGGTTTAACTGCTACACAAGTAGCAAAAATAATAAATAAAAGATTTAAATCAGAAACACTAGGTAATTTATCTAAGTGTGCGGCACTAGGTATTAAGTGGAGAGCAGGTAAGTGTGAGAAAAGTTATCGTTCTTATTACTATCCACCTAGAAGATCAACAAGTTATGATAAATCTTTATCGTACAATGAAAAAGAAGATTTTAAAAGTAAATATGAAGTTTCTATAAAACGGTTACAAACTGCATTGAGAGGATAATAAAATGCAACAATTACTTGATATGAATAGAGATATTATGTTTTCTGTACGTGAGCAAAATGTACATGGCATGGATGGATTATATGCACCAGACAAAAAGATGTTGTGGAGTGGAGATGATAAACGTAATTATATATCTGTAGTAAATAAAAACTACCATGTAGTAGAGAACAAAGATATATTAGGACCATTACAGGCACAGATGATAAATTACTTTGATCCTATTGTATTAGAAGATGTACAAATTAAAGATACTATACTTAAAAATGGTAAAGTATGTTATTCTGAATACATCTTTCCTAAAATTAAACATGGTATTGAAACTGATGTAGGTCACAAGACTGAGTTTGGTCTACGTTTTGTCATGAAAAATAGTTTTGATGGTCAAGGATCAGTAGTCATGTGGTCTGGTCTAATAGATTTCTTCTGCACCAATGGCACAGTCACAGGTAAGTATGATGTAACTCGTAAGAGGCACAGCCGTAACTTTAATACAGATGGTTTTATAAATGCTTTTGAAGTTACTATGCATAATCATAAAGAAATTGTTGATGGTTATCAGAGACTAGCAGATAAGAAAGTAAAGTATGTACAAGTTATGAACTTGTTTGATACTCTTACTAAAGTTAAAGATAGATTAAGGTCTGGTACACTTTCAGAGAAACTATCTAATCAGTACAATGCTGAGAGATATACTCGTGGTGATAATGCTTTTGCTGTAATGTCTGCTATGACACACTATGCCTCACACGGCACAGGTAGATTTAACTTGACTCGTACTGGAGATCAAGGTACACTTTACAAACGTCAAGAGAAAGTAACTAACTGGTTACGTTCTGATACTTGGAAAGAGTTTGTCGCTGAAGCTGCATAATGCAGTAAACTATGGAAGGTAAAGACTTATTAATTTAAGTTTTTACTTTCCACTTTTTTATGATATAATAGAGGTTCATGATGAAGATTCCTACATTTAAAAACAGAAAACAAATAGATAATTATCTCAGAGATAAGGACTCTGACCCAATAGTTTTGAGTGCTCTTGATGAGTATGTAAATTATCCTGCTTTTGGTTGTTCGTTAGATCTCATAAATTATGATGATTTAAATGGTTGGATAGAGTACCAAGTAAATATGTTTTGGTCTGGCTACGAGGAGTATATTAATGACACTCTCAATGCGTGAAGCTGTAGAAGAAGCACTAGAAGTTCTTCAGATGTTATATCTAAATGGTGATATAAAAATAAAAGATAAAGATAATCTTGCTGAAGTTATACACACGTTTAATTGTTACTTAGATGAGGGAAATTAAAATGACAAATAAAGAAATAATTTGTAAATACCTTGGTATACCAAATAGCACATACGGTGATGGTGACTACGCAGTTACTTTTGAGATTAGTGGTGCTAAAAGTCACAAAGATGCAGTAGACAAGATGTTGGAGATAGTGTATGGTGATGAAGCGGAAAAATATGACCAATATTTTGTAAATGTTGTAGATCTTAAAGCTGGTAAAGAGTGTAGTCCTGTAGATATATACAGTGGTATAGATATGGATGAAGACGATGAAGAATCCGAGAAGTATTTGGTTGCTGAATTTTGGCCTGAAGATTTTAAATATCAATGGCCTAATGAAAACGTAAATGATTATCGTAATATTGAGTGAATATTATGACTAAGTTTATAATTACTCAATATGAAAATAGAATTGTTAAACATCTAAGAGATTTTGATGTGCTTATATCTGAGGAAGATGAAACTATATGTAGTTTTAATTCTTATGAAGAAGCCGCAGCATATTTATTAGATGAAGGAGTACCATTTGTTAATGGTAGATTTCTAAATAATGTAGCTATAGAGAGGTTACAATGAAAATTAATTATCAAGTAGTATTAGGATTACTTATTAGCACATTAATGATTGTTCTAATAAGTAGTAAACCTAAAGCAGATGATTTGTCTTGTCTTTCAGAGGCAATCTATTTTGAATCACGATCAGAAAGTTTTATAGCACAGTTAGCAGTGGCTAATGTAATTATAGAAAGAGTTAGAAGCCCTAGTTATCCTGATACAATATGTGAAGTTGTTCACCAAGGTAGATATATTAATGGTAATCCTATAAGAAATAAATGTCACTTCTCTTACTGGTGTGATGGTAAACCAGAAAGAATACACAATACAAAAGCATATAAGAAAGCAATAGATGCGGCTACACTTGCCATGAATGGTGTTCATGTAGAACCTACGATGGGTGCTACTCACTACCATGCAAATTATGTATCACCTAGTTGGAGCATGAGTCCTAATTTTCAAATGCTTGGTATGATAGGCACACATATATTTTATGTTGACAGCACAGTATTAAAATGATAGAACAGAAACAAATCAAACAACTAAAAGATATTATAGCTAAAAGAGATATTGAAATTAAAGATCTACGAAAAAAACTTTCTCAGTATGAAAAAGATAGTAGAAGTAAATGGGTTGAGTTAGATGACAAAAGTATACGATCTTGATTATTACAGATTACAGAAAGAAGAAAGATTAAGAAACGCTCTTGGTATTTCCAATGAAGATTGGAAGATTATGAAAGCACATGGATACGATCCTACTTTAGAGGAAGACAGAGATAAATTCTACGAGGATTTAAAAGATGGCTAAAAATTTATGGGATAAAGAACGCAATGATATATTCCGTGATCTTACTAGACAATACGAAGAGGAAGGGTATACTTCTAAAGAAGCTAAGAAATTAGCAAAGGAAGAAGTAAATGAAGTTATGTTAGACAAAGAAAATATATTAGAATATTTTTTAGATGATGATATGTTTGAATAGATATGTGGAAATTAATATTAAATAGTAAAGTAGTATCTGAATCTTTTCGTACAAAGAAGGATGCAGAATTAGAGATTATTAATAGAGAAGGACTACTTAGAGTATTAGGGGTAAAGTATGGATATAGGATTAAAAAAATATGATAGAGGCACTTCTTTTGCTATCAGCCGTAACTCTTGCTTTGACTGTAATTCAAGTGATGCTTGTATAGGTTACGATGATGGACACTACTACTGTTTCAGTTGTGAAACTTACTTCCCACCAAATCATAAATCAGAGGGCAACATGTTACAACAAAATTCTTATAAGATAAATAATAATAAATCTTTTAACTTTTCAGCGATAGCTGACAGAAAAATTAGTGAGAAGACTTGTAGAGAGTATGGTGTTACTGTGTCTATGCAAGGATCTATGATTACTGATCACCAATATAAATACTACGACAAAGACAACAACCACATAGCTACAAAGTTTAGACAGACACAAGATAAAAAGTTTTACTCTGAAGGTAATATGTCTGGTGCAGTTTTGTTTGGGCAGAATAAGTTTAACCAAGGTGGTAAGTACATTACTGTATGTGAAGGTGAGTTAGATGCTATGTCTGCTTACGAGTTACTAGGTTCTAAGTGGCCTGTTGTATCTATCAAGAATGGTGCGGCATCTGCACTGAAGAACTGCCAACAATCTTTAGATTATCTTAATAAGTTTGATCAGATTGTTCTATGCTTTGACAATGACAAGCAGGGCAGAGAAGCAGAACAAAAGGTAGCCAAGCTATTTGAGCCTAATAAATGTAAGATTATGGGTCTTGATCTAAAAGATGCTAATGAGTATCTCAAGACAGGGCAACGTGAGAAGTTTGTTAATACATGGTGGAACGCCAGAACATATACGCCAGTAGGTATAGTTAATCTTGCTGATCTTGGTGCATCTCTCTACGATGAGAAGGTAAATGAGACTTGTCTATATCCTTGGTCTAAGATGAATGAAAAGACATATGGTATGCGTACTGGTGAGTTAATTACCTTTACTTCTGGTGCTGGCATGGGTAAGTCCAGTATCATGCGAGAGCTTATGCATCATATTATGTCTAACACACAGGATAACATTGGCGTGTTAGCTCTTGAAGAGAACACTCGTAATACCGCATTTAATATTATGAGTGTTGAAGCTAATGCTAGATTGTACATCAAAGAGATACGTGAACAGTATACAAGAGAGCAGTTAAGTAGTTGGCAAAATAAAACTGTGGGATCTGGTAGGTTCTTTGCCTTTGATCACTTTGGTTCTATTGAGAACGATGAGATACTAGATCGTGTAAGGTACATGGCCAAGGCTCTTGAATGTAAGTGGGTATTCCTAGATCACTTATCTATTCTTGTATCAGGTCAGGAAGATAATGGAGATGAACGTAAGTCTATAGATATTCTTATGACTAAGCTACGATCTCTTGTAGAAGAAACAGGCATAGCTCTATTGCTTGTCAGTCATCTACGTAGACCATCAGGTGATAGGGGTCATGAGGATGGGCGTGAGGTATCGCTCTCACATCTACGTGGCTCTGCTTCTATTGCTCACCTATCTGATGCAGTGGTAGCCTTAGAACGTAATCAACAAGCAGACGATGACGTAGAAGCTAACACTACTACCATACGTATTCTAAAGAATAGATACACTGGTGACACTGGTGTAGCTTGTCACTTGCATTATGATAAAGACTCTGGTAGGATGTCACAGATTGACAACCCATTAATGGATGATGAAAATGACTAAACAATATCAAGGTAAAAGAAAAATATTTGATAGGGGTATGTATGAAGCCTCTGATAAAGCAGCTAAAGATGCAGCACTTAGATTTATTAAACCTATGAACTACCCACAAATTACAACTGAAGAAACAAAAGACTTTGATATAGTTTGTAGTGTAGATAACAAACCACATCATTTATTTGAAGTAGAAGTTAAGTACAGTTGGAAAGGAGATTGGAACGAGAGTTGGAAAGAGATACGTATACCTCATAGAAAAAATAGATTAGTTAAAAAATGGCAAGAGCTTTATCCAGATTCTCTATTTTCATTCCTAGTATTTAGAAATGATTGTAAGAAAGCTTGGTACATACAAGCAGAAATATTATTACATTGTGATGTTAAAGAAATATCTAATAGATACGTAAGAGAGGGCGAGAGTTTCTTTCATATACCAGTACAAGAGGCAACTCTCGTAGACATACCATGACTACAGCCGTAGTAGATATAGAGACAGATAGCTTAGATGCTAGTCGTATACATTGTATAGTTGCACAACACTATCATACAGGAGAGATGCGTGAGTGGATAGGAGATCAGTGTAAAGAGTTTGGAGAGTGGTCAAAAAAGATAGACACATTTATAATGCACAATGGTCTTAGTTTTGATGCACCTGTATTAAATAGACTAACAGGATCTAGAATATCTCCTATCAAAGTACGTGATACTCTATTAGAATCTCAACTCTATAATCCTATTAGAGATGGCGGTCATAGTCTAAAAGCATGGGGAAATAAATTAGATAATCATAAGATTGATTACAATAACTTTGATGAATTTACTCTTGAGATGTTAGACTATTGTAAACAAGATGTATCACTAACTAGAAAAGTAGCACAAGAATTAGAGAAAGAAAGTGTAGAGTTTTCTAAAAAGTCTTATGAGTTAGAAAGAAACATACGAGTTATTATTGATCAGCAAGAACGTAATGGGTTTGCATTTAATATGAGAGAAGGACAATTACTCTTAGCTAAATTAGAAGATGAGCAACATGAACTAGAGAAACAATCATTGGAGATGTTTGAACCTACTATTGTTCAACTTAAAACTAAGACAAAAGAAATACCATTTAATATTGCTTCTCGTAAACAAATAGCAGATCGTTTAATAGATCGTGGGTGGAAGCCCTCTGTTCATACAGAAAAAGGTAATGTTGTAGTTAATGAAGCTGTCTTATCTAAAATTAAAATGCCAGAAGCTGAAATGTTTAGTAGATATTTTCTACTACAAAAAAGAACTGGTCTTTTAAAGTCTTGGATAAAGGAGTGTAGTAATGATTTACGTGTTCATGGTAGTGTTCTTACTCTTAAAACTATCACTGGTCGTATGGCTCATCACAGTCCCAACATGGCACAAGTGCCAGCAGTCTATAGTCCTTATGGAAAAGAATGTAGAGCACTATGGGGAGTGTCTGACAGCGACACACACAAACTTGTAGGCACTGATGCTAGTGGTCTTGAACTTAGATGTCTTGCACACTACATGAACGATACTAATTTTACAGAAGAAGTATTAACTGGTGATGTGCATACTGCTAATCAAAAAGCAGCAGGATTAAAAACTAGAGATCAAGCTAAGACTTTTATCTATGCTTTT